TATCCATTCGCCAATAACTAAGATTGCCCCCATCGATATTGATAGGCACAACTTGCCCCGTACCGCTGTAAACGTAGGGGACTGTGGTCGTGCCATCACTCCGTAATTCAGCAAGGCAATGTATAACGCCCAAACGTCCAACGGTTTCAAGTTTTAAGTTTAGGTAGTTTACTATTGCTTCGGTCATGATTGAAGTAATTTTGTCATTTCAAAAGCGTATATCCTTTGAAAATCGTCTTTCTCTTTTTGCGTGAATGCCACAAAGTTACCGAAACGCTTTATATTGCCTTTTAGCTTATCCACATTCTCCGACCTCCGCAATGCTTCAACGTAAAGGTTATTATTGACTTTAATAACCTCACCAACTGGAGGCGCGCCCGTTGTGTTGGTTTTCTGTGAGTTTGCAAAGTCGCTTTGTAGGTCATTTGTCAAACGCATATTAACCGTGTTCGGGTCGAAGCCTTGCTGCTGTTTAAGGTCGTAATAACTTGGGTAGTACGTGGTCTTTATTTGCTTGCCCGTCTTGCCTTTGTGAGTTCCAGCCCTTCTTAAGTCCTTGTCGGCTACATAAAGGGCATCTGTTTTATTGTAACTCGCGCCACTTATGCCATCGCTAAAAATCCGAATTACCCTATCAGCGTGGACGGATTGAGCCGCGATTTGCAGCGGAGTATTTAGGGCTATTGCCTTTGCCTTCTCGCGCAACTTAGCCGCAAATTGTTCGGGCGTTAGTTGAGCCATAACTGAAAAGTAAAAGATGTATAAGTGCGTGTAAATCGGCAGTAACCTAAGCCACTAATCCACTCGCAAGCCCTATCCCTTTCGCGGATCATGGCAAGGTCGTTCTAATTTGAATGCCTCGTCTGCAATTAAAGCAAATCGGGTCGTTAGGTAGGTTTACGGTATTGAACACCCTATCCATTGCCGTGTTAAAATTATCGCGGTACATACTTTGCCGCGCTACAAGTTTATCGTAATCGCGAACCGTGTTTGTGTTGCCCCTCGAAGTGTTGTAAAGCGCGTATTCCATAACTAACTCCGCAACCTTAAAGAGTATTGGCATAGCTAATTGCTGCCTGTATTGGCACATCCAACCTTCGGCATCACATTCCATTGATACGTTCAATATAAGCCCTCCCATGTCGCTCAAAGTTGATTGGGTAAGTGGTGCGCCTATTGTAGCCGTTATTGCCTGTGCGGTCACGTGTGCGTTAACGCTGCACGATGTCGGGCAAGTGTAGCAAGTTTGCCCCGATGTAGTTGGAGTTGTTTTGTAGGCTGTAATTGCGCTTGCGTTGTAAATGATAAGCAACTTTTCAACCCGATATAATGCGTTCACGTCAACGCTTATTTCTTGTCCAGCTATTGCCGCCACTACTTGACTGCCTAAAGTTACGCCCGTAATACCATCCACAAATAAAACCGTTACGTTGCCCGTGTAATTACCGATGAACCCAACACTTGTAACCCGATAAGCTAAGAAAGGCATAGGGTACTTGCGCCAAAGTTTAACTCCTTTGTACTTAGCCAATGCAGCCGAAGTGGCTAAGGATGTGCCAGCGTAACCAATCGTTTGAGTGCTTACCACCGTCTTGGCAACAAACCCATCTTTCATGTGGGCTGTAATTGAATCAATTACCTCGCGAACCGCTTGCGACCTTAGCGCGATAAACAAATCGTCCACGCTTGGATAATCGTTTTGGTCTACATAAGACGAAAGTTCGGAGTAGGTGACTTTGGTATTTAGGTAGGTATTTGCAGCCGTACTAATGTCGGCACAACCTCCTTGCAATCCTATAAGTGTTTCTAAGCAAGTCATATCGCAAATTTAAGTAAAAAAAAAGGGGTTAGGTATTAGCCCAACCCCTTCAATTTTAGGTTATCAAATTATTCGCAAGCAGAAATATCAGTACAAACTACTTCCAATGCTGCAAGTCCTTTTACGCCTTCAAAGTTGCTGCCAACTTGGTAAAGGTATGCTGGGGCTGTGTAGTATTGGTATGTTGCACGTATGTTGATGTTCCAATCATCACAAAGGCGTTGCATACGGTAGTCAAACTTCATTCCAGTAGCTGGGTCAAAGATGGTATCTGCGATGTTTGAAGAATCCGACAACTTGTTGAAGTCAGCTTCGTACAAGCTAAATCCAACGGGGACAATCGAACCAAGTCCAACAGCAAGGTTGGTAGCGTTAACCGATGACAAAGCAGCAGCAAGGTGACGGTCATAAACCGCGGCCAAACCGAAACGCTCGATAATTGCCATCAAGTCATAACCAAGTCCATCAGATGAACCACCAGCTATTGCCTTACGCAAGTAGCTTGCCAACTCATTCGCTCCAAAGATTGAAGCTCCGTTAATGCGTGACATCAAAAGAGCGGTTTGGATTTGCTCAAACAAAGCGGAGTTAACAGGACGTGCCTCCGTTCCGTTTGCCAAAGTCGTATTCACTTGAAGGATGCCACCGCCTGTGAGGTTAGTTCCAAGAATGTCAGCGGTATCCTGTGACCATCCACCGAATTGAGTAGCAGCAGCAAGGGCAAGACGCTCACTTTCTTTCTCCTTAATCCCGTTGATAATCTTTTGAACCTTACGTGCAACAAATGCGCTGTTTTCTTCGCAAGTACCAACCAAATCGGAAGGGCTAACTGTGAAGTCTTTACCTACGTTCAAAGATGTGTCAAAGCTGTAAGTTTCAACAAAATCGCATTCCGTGTGAGTAGCCGCACAACCCGAAGTGTTTTCGTTGATGTCGGATGTTAGGAATGGTTGGTCATAAACAATCTCAACCTGACGCACTTTTGACGCGCCTGTTAAGCCTTTGATTGTTGAAGCAGACCGATTACCCTCGCTCATTACGTGGGTAAGGAATGGCAACGCAATGGGAGCCATATTGTTTTGGTTAGCAAAAGCAGAATCCAAAGAGTTCTGAATTGCTGGGCAAGTTACGATTTCGCACAATGATTGTGACATGATGTTTTAGTTTTAAGGTTAGAATCTTGAACAGTAGGCCGTTCAATTCGCCAAAAAACATTTTAGGGTATGTCACACCCGAAGTGTACTCGTATTCTTAATGCCTTGCAGCTACCTTCTTGACGTTATTCTGTCCGATTGGTGGCGTGTAAGTGGTGGCAAAGTTAGGTACTTTTTTTGAATCAATTACAGCACCTAATTTTGATTCCTCAAACTTCGCTTTAATCACTTCCTCATAGGTAGCTGGCTCACCGCTTTTAACTTTTGATTTGATTAGCTCGCCTTTAATATCGCGAACAATCGGGTTACCTTCTTCGCTCAAATCAAATTTGAATGTTTCGTTCAGGTCTGCTTTGAATCCCTTAACGGCTAAAGGGCTTGCGGCTTCTGAAAACTTCAATCCTTTTAGCACATTCTCAAATTCGCCTTGAATCTTGCCCGTACGCTTTTCAGAAACAACCGCCTCTTTAAACTGGTTAAATTCGTTTTTAGTACCCTCATGCAAGCCACTCAAATCTTCAAGTTGCTTCTTGTACTTATCCAAATCACCTTTGAACTTTGCCTCCGCTTGTTCAGCAGTCAAACCTTTTGCAGCTTCCAATTCGGCAAATCGTGACTTAACCGCGCCCGCAAAGATTGATGGCAAATCAGTAAGGTTTTTATCCTTTAATTCGGACGGGTCGATTTCAACGCCAATATCCTTAAAGCCCTTTTTGATGGCGTGGGAAACTTTACCATTCAATTCGCCCAACGCTGTTGAATGCCTTTCTGTTGGCACGTACTTCGCGTTTATTTCTTCTTTGACGTTATCAATAGTGGTTTCGGCTGTTATGGTTACTCCCAAAAAGTCGGCAAGGTCTTTAACTTCAATTGGCATCTGTTTTTGATTTACGTGTTTGTTTTGGTTTTTCAATTGGCGTTTCAAATTCCTCCAATGGCAACGGTTCGGGTTTCCTTACTTTAGGCGCAAGGTATTCAAAGCGTTTAGCAAGCTGGCTAAATTCGTCTTTAGTTAATTTGTCCTCTAAATTCGGATCGCTTACTTCGATGCTCTTAATATTTGGCAGTTTAAGTAACCGACTAAAGAACTCACCCGTTAGGGCTTCATAGTTGAAAAGGCGCAATTCCTTACCGTTAACTATGCACTTGATTAAAGTGTTTTTAGGCATTCAATATTTGATTGGTTAATAGCGAATTAGGCACAAAGGTATTCAATTTTGCCCTTTCTACAAGTTTTGCCACGCGTTCGGAATTATCCAACTCCAAGAACTTAGGGTCTTCTTGTATCAACTCTTGCGCAATCTGAATAGACGAATCATGTAGGGTAATTTGCCACGGCTCTATTGAGTTGGTTGCCTTACGCAATGCGATGGCCGTGTCGCTTAAAGCAAACAACTTGTCTGCAATAACAATAGAACTTAGAACCGCCTGTGCATCAACGTCTGAACTAAGTAGATTGTTCATTAGTTGGTAGAACAACGTGTGCATAATGTACGCTGGGGCTTCGCTATCCCTTGCCATTTTAATCTGCTCCCAAATATCGGCTTCGGTTCTAAAGTCAAACGTCTGCGGGTAAATTAAAGTAGGTGCAAGGTCGGCATCTTCATAGCGTTGGAATGCGATGCGATGGTTAGCGAAATCAAACACATCGAATATCTGCTCACTCACGCCCTTAACAAACGAAAACATAGACTGTTGGTCTATTGCCATGCCCGTGGCAGTCATATCCTTTGAGCCCTTCACATCGCTTGTAGACGTTTGAAGGTGCAGAATAGATCGCGCTTCTTTAGTATCAATATCAACTTGCTCGCGAACGAAAGACATTGCATTGGTGGACGGTTCTACGTACTCAACTAAAGGATAGTTGCTCGCTTGCCCTTCGCTGAATCGGTCTGAATCAGTCCATAGCAAAGTACCCATCGGGCTAACTGGTCGATATGCCCCTGTGCCTTGACAAGCCCCACACGTACCTACGTCTTTGCCCGTTTCAATTGAAATCAAATGTCCGTTTTGGCAGTTGCTTACTTCATCGTGGAACTCGCACTTTGAAGCCTTCATTATCCTAAATGGAAACGCACTATTAGCTATTGATAGCTGCAAGTAATTGCGATTTGTTAGGGCTAAGTTCAGCAGACCAACAGCGTAATAAAAAGGACTTACCCAATATATACTGCCATCGGGCGAAATCTGTGGCACTCCCTTTAACTCGATAACAGGAAGTATGCCCTCACCGTGTGCAAAGTATTCAGAGATTGCGTACGTGTTTTCGGTTTGTCTGCCCACTTGCTCAATTCTCCAAATGGTTTCGCGGGTATACAAATACATAACCCGACCCATTCTATGTTCTTTGCCGTTGTACTCGACCCGTGACATTTCAGCACTTACACAAAGGGCATAGTGGCCGCTTTTGTAGTCGATTACTTTGTCGCTGGCATAGTAGTATATCGTTGGCTCAAATAGCTTTTGGTCATCAACTCTACTTTCGCCATCCTCACTTTCTACGTACTCAAAACCATGAGGCATAACGGCAACTAAACCGTTTGCATCTTTTGTTTTAATGGACGGTAATACGCCTTTTACAAAGGTTTCAACCGAGCCATAAATAGGCAAGTCGGTAAGTAGGTATTTCATTAAGTCCTCACTACCTTCCTTTGGTATTACTTGCCAGTTGGAATCTATAAACGCCCTACCAATAACGGTTAGGTAGTCTTGGAATACTTGCGATGTGGTATTGGTATAATTGTCCTTTATATACTTTTGCTGCTCCAAATCTTGGTTCGGGGCGCGGTTTCTAAATAGCTTTTCGGGGAATACGTTAGGGTCGGCATGGACAAGTATAGAATTGCGCTGCTCGATTGCGGCAACGTAGCCATCCCGATACTTAGGAATATCACCTTTCTTAGTGAATTTCTCAACTTCAAGAACCCTATCCAGTAACTGCCTAACCTCTAATTCGTTCATGCTGCCTTTTCCATTACGATATAAAAGTCAGTCAATTGGCAGCCTGACTTCTTGCCGCCACACCGCCCCCGTATTGGCCTATCTTGAGGACGTATCTTTATATTTCGTGCCATGCCACAAAGTTAGTTAATTTTTAACGTGTGCTTTCTTTGCCGTTTATTTCATCCGTCCAATGCTCACACATTTCGATTATCATGCTTTCAAAAGTGTAGGTTGGTTGCCATCCTAATTCGCTCCGCAACTTTGTCGAATCGCCTTTCAAGTATGGCAATTCCTCCGCACGTAAGTATTTCGGGTTAAGTGTTACATGGTCGCGGTAATTTAAATCAAAGTAACTAAACGCCAATTCGCATAACTCGCGTACGGTGTGCGTTTCCATCATGCTGCAAACGTAATCGGTAGGCTCGTCAAGTTGTAACATGGCGTGCATCACTTTTACGTAGTCTTTAGCGTGCCCCCAATCGCGTGACGCATCTAAGTTACCCAACTCCAAAACATCCTGTTTGCCGTGTGCAATCATAGCGGCGGCTTTGACTACCTTATTCGTTACAAAGTCAACACCTCTGCGTGGGCTTTCGTGGTTGAATAGAATACCATTGCTTAAGTGCATACCGTAAGCCCTCCGATAATGCCTGACTACGTTGTATGCAAATACCTTGCTGCACCCGTAAGGGCTAACAGGATTGAGCGGTGTTGTTTCGCGTTGGTAGCCGTCCTCATCACAACTAAGCCCGAACATCTCGCTGCTACTTGCTTGGTACATCTTTGCATTTGGGCAAACCCTCCGCATTGATTCAAGTAAGTTAATCACGCCCACCGCATCGGTCTGAACGGTGAACTGTGGCACGTCAAAGGAAATGCGAACGTGTGATTGCGCGGCAAGGTTATACACTTCATTAGGCTGTACATCTGTGAGTATACGTTCCAAACTTAACGGGTCGGTCATATCCCCGTAGTGCGTGTGGAAATTCGGATTAGGGTAGCACAACTTTAGCCGTTTAGATTCTTGCACGATGTTTGAACTCGCCCGAATCATTCCGTGAACCTCGTAGCCTAAGCCAAGAAGGTACTCGCATAGGTAGCTTCCATCCTGACCAGTGCAGCCGCTTACAAATGCTTTATTCATTTCTGCTGAAAGTGTTTACATCCAAAGTTCTCACTCACGAGAATTTCATCGTAGAAAACTATGTTTTTGTTTAGTGTTTTGCAGCCTCCCGTTTCGGTATAAACGCTCACCACTTCCTCCGTACTTAGGTCAAATTGTAGCTTGTCGTTTATAGTAAATGCTTGCCTTATTTCGCCCGTTTTCAAATTACGTGTTGCCCTTGTAAACTCAGGCTCGTAATGTTTGCAATCCGCGCATCTCATATCGGAGTACATATTATGTCCACTTGCGCCCCCTCAATACTTTCGTTCTTGTAAAGGTTGCGGTACTCATAACCCATTGAATCTAACAGGGCAAGCAAACTTGCGCGGCTTTCTCCTTGCCTTTCAAGTGCGGTTTCGTTCACCTCTATTAACATAGTAGGTGCGAATTTTTTAATGGTTAACGCTGCGCCTTTTAACGCTTTAACTTCCATGCCTTCGCAATCCATCTTAATAAAGTCGCATTCGGGTAGGTTAATTGAATCCAAAGAAACGCATTGGATATTGCCCTCCGCGATTGCGTGAGTAGCCCCAGCGTTAATGTCGTGGGCTAATCCGATGGTGTGTTTCTTATCGCTTACACCGCGCTTAAAGCATACCGTGTTATCCTTGCCCTTCAAATTATACTCCAAGCACTCAAAGGCTTTCGGGTTTGGCTCAAATGCGTATACCGAACCACGTGACCCGACCCGATTAGAATAGGCAATAGTATGATCACCAATGTAAGCCCCTATGTCAACTACCGTAAAGCCCTTATGAATAAACTCATCCAATAGCGGCAACGTACTGCGGTCGTGGTCTAATCGTTGGTTCTCAATTACCCACTTGCTTATGTGAGTATCGCCCTCAATTAACGCGACTTTTTTACCGTTTGGAAATTCGTGTATTATCATTGCTCAAAATGTTTACCAGTTAGCCCAAAGTAAAGGCTTTTCAATCGCTCTTCCGTTTCAATATAATGCCTTATGTTCAATGGGTTGTAACTAAAATCTTCATTTAGCGTGATTATATCGCCAAGTTCGTAAACCCAAATCTTACCTCCGTATAAAGGATGAGATGGGCAAATAAACCTTTTAACAAATCCCCAATAAAAAAGTTTGCTTTCGGTTAGTTTCATTTGATTTGCGCTAAAACATCGTTAGTAATTCCGCCCCAACTCCAAAACTGCATTGCTTTAATCTTTGGCATATCAGCCCCGTTGGTATCTTTGAAAACGTAACCTTTTGGCTCATGTACTTCGGCAAATGCACCCATCACATTAAATTCCGAAAAGGAACGATAAGGCACACGACTTAGGTAAGTGAACAGCGGTAATTTGTGAACTTCCTCTAAATACATACACACGTTCTTTAGCGTTTTTGTGTGGTAAACTAAAGGCATCCTACGCATATACTCCCACTCGACCATGTATTTCATCGCTTGCTCGGTTATCGGTTGCCAAGGACAATCTATTTCGGAGTAACGTGTTTTCCAAATTATCGGTTTGCCATTCTCAAAGTACTCATTAACATCCAACGGTTCGACTGCAATCACATCGCTATCCCAAAACACAACGGCATCGGCATCGCTATATTTCCACGCTTCCAACTTGGTTAGCTGCTGCCCAATATATCCATCAGCAAGGTCAGGTACTTGAACCACTATTTCAGCGGTTAGGTGTTCTAATCCTCTTGGGGTTGGTGTGCAAATAACGATATTACGGTAGCCCGTTACGTGCTTTTGAATAGATGCAAGGGCTAAGTGCAGCCATTCGTAGTCCTTTGGATAGGTGCGGCAAACTATGTCTATTTGCATTTGGCTTGTATAAGTCTAAATACCGTGTTGTTTATATCCTGTGGCCGCCCTCTTTCTAAGTAGTTTTCTACCCAACTAAAGTGTCGTGTCATTCTTTGCCATTCCTCCGCGTTGTACTGAACGGGGTGTCTTTCGTGCATGAAGATAGGCTCTTTGACCAGAAACAACTGCACGCGGCTCATAATAAAGCGATACGGTAGCCAATAATCCCACCACGTTTGCCCCATAGCGAATAGCGTGTGAGGTATCAAATCGTAATAGTCGGAGTGAATAAAGAAAACGTCAAAGCCATTAGGGTATAGCTTTTGGTCTTGAAAATCGCGGTTAAAATCCGTTCGGTTGCAGAATACTAATCCTTCCTTGCACTTGCTGAAATACTCCGATACCGCACCCCTCAAAATAATGTCGCTATTGATTAGCATTATTGATTCAAACCCGTTATTCCTTGCGTGGTCTATAAATGAGCCAATCAGAATATAAGGTGCTTTGTATATCCCTTTGGTTGTAATTGTTACCTCGACAAACTCAATATCGTAGCGGTCTTTAAGTAGCGAAATTTCGCTGGCAGTGTTCAAAGATATAACTCGGCAACCTTGTGCCTTCCAACTTTCAACTGCTTTTATTTGTGCGTCACCAATCGCGTGGCGTGGTGAAATAGACGTTAGTGAAATCAATTCGATGTGGCTAAAACAATATCCCTTTCAGAACTTAACTCAATCCCGTAGCACCAGCTTTCATCCTTTGAGTTGCTTACTCCATACATAACAGCGTTACAAGGTTTCAGAGTGATGGCAACTACCATTAGTCGTTCCTGTTCCTTATCCATTTTTAGGTAAACAAACTCACCGATATTGAACTCGATAACGTGACCCGTTTTGATAAGCATTCGGCAAAATTAAACTATATTCCCAATAGTTTACGGGTTTTTGCACTTGGCGAATAGAATCCTTTAGCTATTGCCTCCTTCAAAGTTTCAATAGGTACGGATGCTTCGGAAACGGGTAGTATAGAATGCTGGCAATTATAGCCACCAGCATAGGCGAAGATTGTACTTGAATCAGTAGCTCGATTCATTCCCGCCCATCCTTTGCCTGTGTTGCATTCGCCTAAATTCTCTTTGTTACCCCAGCTTTCAATCTCTTTTTTGTGGTACCATTTGCCGTTGCGCTTTTCACAAAAGCATCTGGTCGTATCCATTAAACCGCCCGTGTACCGGTACCATTCTAAGCCTAAGTCTGCTGCGATAATCTCGGTAAACGCCCTATCAGTTGTGCCAATGGTATCGGTTACAAGTTGCCGCGAATAAGCAAGCAAACGCCCGTCATAGTTTGGCGTGCCTACTATTGAATCAGTTACGCTCACCAACAAATCGGAGTAGCTGGCTTTGGTTTCGATGCCTGTGAGTAGCGTTTCAAATACGGGATTTAACACGGCTTCATCAATACCGTTCACTAATTGACCAACTAATTGAGCCCGTCTTGCCGCGTATGTTTGGGCTGCAAATGTGGTTTCTATTCCTTGCCCGCCTAAAGTTGTCATGTAAGCTGTGGATGTCGCTTGCTGCTGAATAAAGTCTTTATTCAACTCACCTATCACTGCGGCATATTCGCCTTGCGTCATGTAAGCCCGTAAGTCCTCAAGTATAGCCGTGACCGTTCTAAGGTTTGCGCCTGTTTGGTCAACTACTCCGTTGGTGGTCGTTAGCTTAGCCATTAACCGCGTTAATCGTGCAGCTATCTTTGGCTGTATACCAGTCACTCGATTAACCCAACTGTCAGGAATATCCGTTAGGCCGTTTACCTTGTCGCGGAGTAGTTCGGCTGCGGTGGGCATTCTAAGGCGTTGGTAGAACTAGGTAAGTAAGTACCACTTTTAGACTGCTGTTACCTAATGTGGGAGCAATATCGGTAGTTAAATAAACATCGCTACCATCTAATAATTGCACATCACCAACCGCGCCTAAGCGATTACTCATTTGGACTGCGCTATATGTTACAAAACCAAATATAGAACCGTCTGCTTCCATAATTCTATTAGCAAAATCAGTAGTGGTAACACATAAAACTGATGCACCAGCATAGGCTAAAGTATTCGGAGTATAATATACATCGCAACCCAAAGGTTTAATGTAAAAACCCGCATCGGGCGCAATCCCAAACGCAATAGGGCTAGCTAATAATGTTAGTATTTGCGCACTAGAAACGCTTACCGTCTTTTGCATTATACAATAGCAATCATTCAACACTTGCGCCTGTGCCACCGCTTCATTAAATGGCGTTTGTGTGGTGTCACCGCTTGCCGTGAAAGTCATTACGGCATCTGCCGATGTGATTGCCGCGGCTGCCTTTGCGGGTAAATTATTGACGTTAATACTTGCCATCTTTATATCGGTTTAGGTATGTTTATTGTCTTGCCTGTTGATGTGTTTAATATAGGCTTGCGTGTGCCTACGTTTACCTCCAATTCGATACCATTAACATCGCATCCCAAAGGCACACCGTCTGCGCAAGGTCGTTTCTCGGTTAATTCTACGGCATCGCTGAACGTATAAGTAGCAACTCCGAAATCAACTTCATCGCTCCAGCTTATCGAAGGCGGTTCTTCATCTTCGCAGAATGAAGCCCTACCGTCTAAATATACATTGTCAAAGCCTAATGTCAAACGCATAAAGTCATGCACGTATTCGGGTGCACCGTAAGCAAAAGACCGCGCCTTTCGAGTACGCATATAGGTAGTCTTTTTCTGACCTGTGCTGAACTCATAGGCTTCACGGGTAGTTGGATAACTCGAAGTCCTCAAAGTTGATTCTAAGCGAATAGTCGGGTTAAATCCCGTGCCAACAAATCCCATATTAAACTGGTCACCATTACCACAGGCTGAAACAAGTACGGTGCATTGGCAAAAGGTGTCTTTTAATTCAAACGCCACGCTTCGATAAGTTGCAATCGGAGTAACCGCTTCAATAGTGAAATCGGTAATCAATACGAAATGCAAAGTAGCAATGTCCAACTCAAAGATAAAACGCAAATCTAACGGGTCATCGTTTGTAAAAGCTGGGGTTATTACTTCGGTATACGTGCCATCTGCTGTATACACAACCCCGTTAGTAGTTCCCGCCCTAAATTGAAACGTATCAGCTCCTTGCATTCCGCTAATGGTAAACGTAATCGTGTAGGCTACATCGCGGCAAAGTACCGCCCTACGTCTAACGTAGTGTGAAGCGGTTGTAATCGCGCTTGCTTGCATTTGCCCACCGCTAATAACAATTAAGTCATCACCGCCAGCGTATACATCCCATTGCGCCTGACTTTGGAAGTCATCGCCAGCAAATCCAAACTGCGAGCATTGGCAAGGGTCGTAAGCAGTTAGATAGTAGCAGCCATTAGGTATGTCTAAATCATTCCATTCTACATTGTAAGTCAAAAAACCATTGTTGTAAGTTACTCCTGTATCGGGCAAACCAAAAGCTAATAGCACACCATCGTTAGAATAAATACCAAAATGCACCCGTGTTAATATCGGTTTCATTATTACGTTGGCAACTGTACCGCCTAACGCTGCATTAAAAAAGAACTCTACGTAAGTCTTTCCAACGCTTTCAAACGTATACGTGTACGTTCCACTTGCTGAATACGGTATAATCGTGCCATCGCTAAAGTTCAGCAGCATCAACCCGTTATTTACCACAATCGTAAACTCCAACTCGTAATATAAACCGCTTGCGTTGGCTATTGCTTGCCGAATGTAACCAGCACCGCCAATAGGTGAAACAGCCCTTGTATCGGGGAACGTCCACAATCCACCTTGTATCCAGTCAACTCCACCGCCTGTAAAGTTGCCATCTATCGTTTCGCTAAACGTATTAGCGCAAGCCCCGTAAGCGAATTGAATGGATGTAACGTCTGTGCTACCTTGTATCTTTTGCATCCATCCCTCATAACATGGTAGGGTGCAGTTGTCCTCTAATCCAAATGGAAGCGGTTGGTATGGGATTAGGTCAAGGCTCATGTAGTAATAAGGCTAATGTTCACCGTATTTTTCAAAGGGCTAAAGGTAGCCTTTTCAAGATAACCCGTTTTGTAGCCATTCACAAAAGTAAGCCCTAATTCGCTGTTTGGATTGTTTAGCAAAGTCACTTGGTCTGTAAACGCCATAGGGTAATCAAACGTCCTTCTTACTGAATATCGTTTCGTTCCTGTATTGGTTTGGATAATCGGGCGGGATTGGATAACGCTTGTAGTTTCCCAAAAGGTTTGCCCAGTAGTTCCAATTATTTGTATTTCAGTAGGAAATGCAATTTCATTAACTAATTGATGCACCGCAAAATTATATGTGAAATAGTCACCAACATCGTAGGATATAAACGGTGATTGCCATTGCGCTAAATCGTTTGCAGTTGGTGCGCCAGTTGTTATCCTATCCCATCTCGGGCTATGTATTTGTTCCAATAAAGTGCCGCTCGAATCGTAACGACTAACTACTAACCAAAGATATTGAATAACACCAATTGAACTTGTTGTGCTGTTTGTCCAAAGTGCTGACAAATAAAACGATGCAAGCCCGCTGAATTGCGGTGTCCATCTTGGAAAATTACCGTCCGTTATTGATAAGGTGGGGTCGTAGGTTGCATCTTGGTCTAAGTTTTCAAGCGTACAAGGTGCAGCCGCTGACTGTAAAGCCGTTGCAAATACGTTACCCATTAGAGGTACTGCCAATGCGTTTGCAAATGGTGCAGTGGGGTTTCTCCAACTATTAGATAAAACAGATTCAGCGTTAAATTGGTTAACGTCCGATTGCAAAGAATAATCTACTGTTTGCCCAACCCAATAATCAGCATACCGAGCAATTACTTCTTTATTTGTGTAGGCTTCATTATACCAAAACTGCCCAACACCTAATGGGTCGCTTTGGTCGGCTTGGTCGTTTATAGCCGAATCCCTTTGTATAATGAAAGCCGAAATGTCCTCAATATCGTTTGCTGTAAATTCAAGTAGTTCCTGTATTGCGCTTGGGTCAGTTGTTACGTTGGCAATGTTTGAAAGGTCTAAGATTGATTCATTATTGCACGTTCCTGTAAAAGAATATGTTTCATCGTTAAACCCAAAATAACGAACCTTAGTTGAGGCGTTGCAAGTAGTGGCAAGTTCATCGCAGTTAGCTGGCGTAATAATTATCGCGCCAACTTTTACCGCTGAATAAAGTATCTCCTCCACAAAAGAAAGTTCAACATCGTTTACATTTTGGAATACGTGAGTAACACCCGCTTGCTTAAAAAAGTCTACGTGTTCAACTATTAAAGTTGGAACTCCCGAAACATCCTTAACCGCCATTGCTAAGTTCCAATTCTTTCGCGCCCAATCGTATAAATCTTGAAAAGCAACCGTTGGGGCAATCACGCTTTGATTGTTGGCCGTTGCGTTTATGCTTGCTCTTATTGCGCCAGCAGAAGTAACCCAATCCCACCTACCTAATCCACTTTGAAAGAATGAAGATTGAAACGCTACAATACCGTCCGACATCCATGCAACGGAGTAAGCCATCATGTCAAACATAGACCAACCCGAACACCCATACGCATTAAATACGCCCGTAGACGGTAAGAATAGCTTAACGGGAATAACAGTTGGCGGAGTAATTGCAACACCGTTCTTTGATTCGGTTACCGTTGCCGAAAAGTTTAGCTTTCGGTTGTTTTGAATCCTTGCCGTAAATGCGTTATCTTCAAATTTAACTTGAACGCTGCACCGCGATTCATTAAAAACGCAAGCCGTGATAAAGATAACCGCGTTAAAGTTGATATAATTGCACCCTTGCGTTATTCGTATTTGAGCATCTACAAGGTCGCACACATCGTTAGCCGTGTACTTCGCATAAAGTAAAGCATAGGCATCACCGTAAAATGTGTAGGCCTGTGAGTAATCTACATTGTAAATTGCATTATCATAATCATACGTCAAAGGAATTGCAGTGTCCTCCCATTCTGCGGGGTCGCTTACGATTTGCCCATCAAATAGAAAAGTTACCATGTTTTACGTGCGTTGAATTTATTACCTTTTAACTCTTTAGCCAACATTTTAAATCCAGCTACATCGGCCGCCCTATGCCTATCCATTGCCGCGATAATGTTATGGTCTTTAAGATTAGCGGTTAACCCGTTCAATTCTGCGCTTTTTCCTATATCACTCATACCGCTTAACATAACTGAATCCAACGCTGGCTTTACATAGTTGCTTAGGATGTACTTTTCTGCAAGTCCTTTGTTCATCGCTTCTAAAAGTCCTTTGTGCTTGCTTGTTTCCTTTGCCGTGATAACGCTTTCGCCTTTTGAAAGTTTTGCATGGATTGAATCACTTGTTGCCGTTCCTTCGCCTTGCAAACCAACCACACCTTTTGCAAATTGCGGTACGGGCGTTGCAATAATACTACCTATTTCGATAAGACCAGCCGCGCCAATTAATGCCGCCATAGCTATACTAAATGGACCGACTGGTGGCGTTCCTAAAGCCGCAACTACTGCACTTGCAAGGTTAACAGTTGCCGCAAGTATAGCCGCCTGTTTCTGTGCCTCGGCATTCTTACGCATTGCTTCCTTTCGTTTCCTATCATATTCTTCGCGGGTTATTTCACCACGCTCTAAAGCCAATTCTAATTGGTTAAGTTCGTTTTCAGTAGCGGAGTTTTGAGCGTTTGAAATTGCACTAATTAGCCCTTGCATTGCACCAGCTACTTGTTGAAACTCTTGCAATTCACGCTCTAACTGCGCCTGTTTGGCTTCGGCCGTTTCCGCGTCTAACCCCGCTTTTTTATCTGCTAACTCTTTGTTTATCGCGAATATACGGTCGCTATGGTCTTGTTCCGCTTGCTCAATCAATTTATCCCGTTCCTTTTCCAGTAGTACAATTGCAGCAGTTTGTTCTTCCACACTTGAGACTTGTTCCTCCCCAGCATTTATAACAAATGCAAGGTCTTTCTCATAGTTCCTTTGAATATCAGCTAATTCAGCATCCCTTATTTCTTCGCTTGTGGTAGCCAAATACCGCTCAATATCTAACAACATTTGCGCCATGTCCTCCGCAATCTTTACCCGTTCCTTTGCGGTTTCTTCACTGTATTTTAGTTCCTGTGCCGCAATCTTTTCACGTTCGGCAAGTGCATCGGCTTCAATCTTCGCCCGTTCGTCTGCTGCTGCCTTTGCTTTAGCTTGAACTTGGTTTTCAATCGCTTGGATTTGCATAAGTAACCGCCTTTGCTTGCCCGCGCTTTCTTCGCGTATTGCGGCTAAGTTGGTCTCGGCTTCGGCTATCTTGTCTAAGTTTTCTGCGCTGTCATCGGTCAAACGCATTTCTTCTTTTGCAATTCTAACTGCTTCCTCCCCATTCTTTAATCGTTTAACAAGTAGCGCATCTTCAATAGCCGCGGCTTCTTTTGCCTTTGCAATCCTAACATCTATTGCCAGCGATTCATCGGCAGCGGCAAGTTGTAACTCTTTAATTTGAGCGCGACTATTTGCACGTTCAACATTCAACGCCCTATCAGATTCGGCTAATTTATTTGCGGCTTCTTGTAACTTAATAGCAGCAGCAACACTTACTTGTAAATCTGCGCTTAGGTTCTTTGCGCCCTTGCCAAGTGCAATAAGTACCGCTGTTGTTGGATTAAGTTTTAACGATGCTTCACCTAATGCAAGTACGGCCTGTTTGCCGCTTTCCATTGCGCCCGAAAAGTCACGTGCAAATAATTGACCCATTGCCTTGCCAAGCAATCCAACCCCGTTAATGATGTTCGTTATTTGGTCACCTACATAAGTCTTAACCCCGTTTCCAAAATCCCTTAAGGCTTTAGTTGGGTTGCTGAATGCGTTTACAATTACTTCGCCTAAGTCCTCAAATAAATTACCAATCGTTTCAACTACCTGACCAAGCGCGGCCATAATAATCTTAAAGCGGTTTGCGGCTTTTTCAGAACTTGCAAAGTAGGCGGCAACTGAACCAAGAACAACTACCAACGCGCCTAACCCCGTGGCTATAAGTGCGCCAGTTAAGGTTTTTAGAGTCACCACCATAGACATAACAGCAGTCCTAAATGTAGTGAATGCCGTGGTTGCCGCTGCTACTTGTGGGCTAATCAATCCAACGGATGCAACCGCATTTGCCCCTAAGTCCTTAAACCCTTTTGATGTTTTTGCGGTTTCCTTATCTACGTCCGCAACTTTACCAGCTAACTTGTCAAGATTAGAGGTGGCATCATTTACATCAACCCTATACTTTGCTACTATTTCGTCCGCCATTCTTTGCCTGTTTAATCTCGCTTAACCGCGATTCCACAAAGGTAAACAATTCCAAAAGGAAGTCGGAACGCCCCATATCCCGTAGCCTTGCGAACCCGTCTGAATCCTTACCCATAAAGCGAAGGAAGCGCGTCCACTCTAATCGCTGCTTGCTTATTCTGTTGTGGGCTGTTCTGAACGCAATATCGACCACCTTCTTTTCAGGTTTTCGCTTACCTGTTGAAAGTTTCTCAATAAGGCTGTTGCATCGGTCTTGGAAACTGTTAGCCCGTTTAATAGTTTTATGAACATGGGCAGTCGAAAAAAAAAGCGACCTTCCTCCGTTTCATGCTTCAAGTAATCGCATTTCTCCGCGTGTATTGATTCGCTAATCTTTGAAACGTCCTCGTCCTCACGCACGTAATTGATAGCGATAATGTTCACCAACGCATCCAAGTTTACAATCTTCTTTTCTAAATCGGTAAGGTCGTTAATCACCACGCCAGCTTTGATAATATCCTGTTTGGCAAGGCACACGGTAATCGTTTCCAATGCTTGCTTCCACGTTTCAGAACTTAACCCCGCAGCCATGTATTGAAGATGTGTGTGGGCTTCGGATAGGCGTGTGATAGGTACATCGCCTTCATCTCGAAACGAGTAATACCAACGCCCTTTGTCATCTTTGAACTCAGCAAGCATTCCACTACGCACGTTGGTGGCTTGGTTAGCCCTATGCCAATCGCTTAGACGTTGCTGCCCGAATATTAGGTTGGCTAATTTGACACCCATTTGTTAAGTAGTGTGTTTAGAAATGCAACAGATAGAACGGTAACAGGCCATAAGTATAGTTCACCACCTAAGTAGAAATGCCCAATCGTTCCCCAAACAGAAGCCATGCAAGTCGGGCAATACCAAAGGGGCTTGGATATCTTTTGGTGCAGCTTGCTTAGTGATAGGTAAAAGTTCTCAGGCAGCCCGTAGAATGTAAATATTAGTTCCATTGTAGCCAAATGAAAGCCAACGGAAACGAGCGAGGTTAAAATGATTATTCCTAACTGCATACCGTCAACACATTTGCAGCACCCGTAACTATCCCGCTTGCCCCTTGCACTAATCCAAATTCCACGATTGCGCACGTTATTCCCGTCCACGTGTGTGATGCGCTTACCTTGTAACGTACGCCCGCCACGAATGAAGGTAACGCGGCTGCAAGTATGGTTAGGTTGCCAACGCCTGTGCTTGTTCCTGTGGCTTTACTTACCGACCCATCCGCAAGGGATTCAAAGGTTAGCGTTACGGCCGTGTTGATTGGAAACGTACCGAAGTTAACGGACGTTAGACATAGGTTCATTCGTTCGGTTTCGGAGCAACCTCCGCAATTATAGCAGCTCATTTTCTTCTGAATTGTCACCGCTCATGTCGGTGAAGTTAAATGTTACGGACGTAGGCAAGTTGCCTGTTAATTCGGTTGTTGTGCTTTCAGTTAGGTTGTTAAGCCTATTGGTTATGCTTGCATTGTAGTTACCCAATAGCCCGCCAGTTATTTGGTCGGCTCTTATTTCCTTACGTATATGCAAACAGATAGTAACGAAGTCATCGTAATACCCGTCTTTATTATCAAAGTATTGGTTAACGCATCCATAAAAATCATAACAAAATGATTCAAAGCCATCCATTACCAAAGGCAACTTTGGATAGTCCTCAACTCTTGTACCATCTTTACCGACATACTGAATTTTAGGCCATTCCAACGCTTTAGATTGTAGGCTTTTCTTGTACGCTTTCCACGCTTCAAGTAAGTCGTTAGGTGTCTTAAAAATACGCGATGGATGCGGTAACTTATCCATTATTAGTTTTCCTATGAATATTTGCCCACGCTTGCACGTCTTTACCGTTAATCATGTATCGCGCTGCGTCTAAATGGTCGGCTCTTTGGTTACCCTGTGAACGGTCTGACTTGCGAATACTGCCATCAGGATTGATTTCAACACGTTCAAAGTCACGGGTCAAATATAAGCATTTCGGGTCAATTCTGAAGTCTGTAAAGTTTCGGAGAAAATAGTTCACATCATTTCGGCTGTTAACGTGTTTCGGGTTTGGCCTTAAATCGAATTGCCTATCTTGTAAACGTAGCCCTTTCTGCAATGTTTTGTACACGCTCAACTTGTCGGGCGATACCATGCTGCGATTAGTGCCGTTGTAATCGCCTTGTATGGTTAACAGATGCAATGCTTGCCCGTACTTGTTTTTGATTCGGTTAATTGCTTCATCAACCGTGCCGCCTAATATCGTTTCCTCCTCAAATACGTGCAAATGGTAACCCTCCGTATCGCGCCAAAATTGATAGTAGATAAACGCGAACGGGTCGATGTTAAAGTCCATCGAAATGTAAAGCGGTCGGGTCGGGCTGTAGCTGCAAGGCTTAACGTGTGTCGAACGGTCGAACGCATGGGCGAAAGGTGCAACTACTTTCTTGCCGCCCCAAAGTCCAAGAACATAAACTCGGTAATAGTCGGGGTCTACTGTTTGCAGCGTGGTAAGCGTTCGGATATACGCGCTGTCTAAGTTCTTTGCATTGGTTTCGTATGTCGTATGGCAGTAGAAAGTATCATCGCGGTCTTGGTCGTGAAAGTCGGTTCTTAACCAATGCGTTTCCTCGATGTCGGTATTGTAGCTAATTAGGATTTGCAGCTTGCCCCGCGTGGTACGTACTGACATATCGGCTTTACGAAAGTCCTCCGCGCTTATTTCATCGGCTTCTTCAAACCAAATTACACTGGGGTCTTTAATTGATTTGACCTTTGCAGTTTCGTTCTTGCTTGTCTTTTTTAGACCTCTCGAAATGATGGTATTGCCCGTAAGCAAACATCTAAAAGCCATTGTAGTTTCGTTCACCTGAAACATAGGCGTTAATCCATGCGCTTCGATAAGGTCTTTCATTTCCCTAAATTGGCTGTCACGAATTGACCCGTGTATTTCACGCATAAGAACGCCCCTAAAGTAATCGGGTTGCATACAACGCCCCAAAAGGTAAAGGGCTATATTGTGCGATTTCCCTGACGCTCGGCCTCCGTAAAAGTGGATGTATCGTTTACTTGAAGCAAACGCGGGTGCAAATGCCTTATTGATACTAATTTCCACGATTCAGATGCTTGTCCTGTCTTATCCTTGCCAGCTGCGAAGGTGCATTAAGTTGTTTCAATTCGCGTTCGTACATCGCAAAGTAACGCTGCAAAGTTAAGGTTTTTCCTATCCCTTGCCCGTAAATTGATAGTATATAGTAACCCGTTTTCACTTCGCTTTCGGATTTGACATTGGATGCGTTGCCAAAGTAAATAACGGGCTTGCTTGTTTCTCGCTTTGGCACTATCGCCATCTTAGCAAACACGCCTTGATATAGCAGTTCATCGGGAACAGTACCGCCCCAATCAAATTGAAGCATATCGCGTGGGATTCCTAACTCCATGTAATAGTCCAAATACTCTTGCATCTTATCGCATACACGCCCAGCTTCAAAGTACATCCAACTTGACTGAATGCCGCAAAGTGTAGCCGTTTCACTTAGCCCAAAGTGTGACCAAGTACGCTCACTTTTTGCCCAAAGGTTGTAAGCTATTTCATCAAAACGACCACCCGACCCCATCACTTCGGTAGCTACTGTTGTGCCGTTCAAATCATGCAGCAAGGACGTAAGGTCGCACAAAGCCAATCCATCGACATCTAAGTACAGGAACTTGTCTAATCCAATTGAACGCCCTAACGAATAGATTTGAGTTTTGACCTTAGCTGGATCTATCCGTCCTCCGTTGTTCAAGTAGGCTTTTGAAGGTAGGATATTTATAGACTCGAATAGTTCGGGGCGTGTGAGGTTTAAACTAATGTCCTCGCTTATGAAAATATGTATCGGTACGTTCGGGCTGTACTTATTCAACGACAAAGCGAGGTTGTGAGCCATTAGCCCATAACCCCGCTTTCCGAATGCTATTAATAAAATACTATGCGAAGATTCCAACTGGTAGCACTTGGCTTTTAATGCCAGTTGCAAACTTACCATTAAAAGTGTATTCGTAGTGAGCGTTATCGGTATTATCGTCGGGGAATACCAAACTACCTACGAACTGTAAGCCCTTCACACCGCGAACCAAGATTCCTATTGTGGTTTCGTCTACGGGCTTTATTAGGATTGCGCCAACTACTGTGCCGTTGGTAGCGTTTAGGTCTGCATAGTTTTGGCAGTTGGTTTCGTTTACGTTTTGATCCATCCAAGTACCCGCGATTGTGTAGGTAGTTGTGTTCGGCTCTGCACCAGCGATATAAGAAGCACCAGCAGCAACCGCAGATTGAGCAGGAACACCTACTTTAATCGCTTTGAACAAAGTAGCTTTTCCGTTTGCAATATCAGCGGCAATGGTTACTTCGTCTGAAAAGTCGGTAGTGGTGGCATCGCAAGCAAAGATAATAGCTTGGTCACCGCCACCCGTTACGGTTGCCCCGCAGTCATTCAGTAACTGTTCGGGTAGTTGGTCTTGGCAAAAAGAGTTACATGACATTTTTAGGTCGTTTTTATGATTCGCCTACAAAGGTAAATAGTAATTTTTTAATGCGATTTTCAAGGCTCAACATCTTTAGCAACAGTCACGAATTGCCCCTTATTGTTGCGCTTGCGGCCTGTGAAAGTTCGTGCGTTGGCTTGGTTTAGTTGGATTTGAACCGCGTTAAGTTTAACGGTCAAATGCTTAACCTCTACGTCACGGTCTAACTTTTCACGGTCTAACTCTAAACGCGCGTCAAGATATTTGTTTTGCCATTCGTCACATTTTGAGCCAAGTTGTTTTCTCATCGCCTCATATTCCTTGTCAGCTTCGAGCAAATCGTTCTCAAGTTTCTTGGATACCTCAACTTCAACCTCGTAAAGTTTCCGCATGGTTGTAATTGCCTTTAGCGAAATTTCTTTATCTTCCAAAAGGTCGGCTATTCTCTCATCCTTTTGGTGAATAATTGCGAAAAGCATACCACACGCAAGCGTTAACGTGGCCGCAATAAATACGGGGATTGTGAGTAATACAGGGTTCATTTTCGTTAGTTTTCTTTAGTAAATTGCCAGCCCTCCCAGTTATAACCAACCGTGAACGCGGTGCTGCCTTGTGTTTTTAGCGTGTGATATGGAAATCGGTGCAACGTGCAAAAATCCCTAAAAGTACCCGAGTGCTTAACCGTGCGCCCGTCAAAGTGAGTTGCCGTGTAACGTGTTGGCTTGGCACGTCCAACCACCTCCACGCCCTTTAGAACATCTGTGATGTGCGAATAGTTACTCATTTTCTTCTACTATTTTGAACAGGCTTGGTCTGCTTAAAATAAAGGCCTCACTCCAGTAGTCGCCATTTTGTTTAGTTCCAAACTGCCGACCAAAACCACGTGTGTCAAACATTAACAGCTTGGTGTTCTTCGGGATTAACGGGTGCGAATCGGTCAATACTATTGCGTAGGTTTTCATCTTTCTTCAAGTGCTTTAATGCGTTCATCTTGGACAAGGTTGTACTCCGCAGCCTTCAAAAGTGCTTGCTCCAAACGGTTAACCCGTTCGCGAAGTAAGCCTCGCTTTTCGATGCCTGTTTTGATTAAGTCAATTAGCTGGCTGGCTAATGTAAATATGCCCTCAATCGGTATGTCTTTTTTTGCTTGGTTGCTCATGTTGCGAAGGTATTACGTGTTTTTCTTTAGTTGTGTAATTAGATGGACTTTTTAGAAATAAAGTTTTACAACAAAGAATATAAGAAATGGCTAAGAGTGGCTACTGTCGAGCTTAATGGGTATTTCAAGGTTTCAGATTTCCACTCGGTACTACAAACCTTTTTTCCCGCCAATTCTCATATTCTAATGCGTTAACTCTTAACCGTCAACTCAAACCCGTCAGGAAACATAAGCATTAAGCCCGCAAAGGTAGGCTTTGAATTTACGATGTCCAGTATGCCATCCTTGTTGATGTCGGCCATTGCAGACCCTACCAACACGCATCCTTTAATGTCACTTTGCCCAGTTTTCGGGTTAATACTGCCAGCGTAGTTGCCCCAATGCATTAGCACAAATGAACGGTTTGGCACGTTGGTAATGTGTAGGTGTCTGCCATACTTTGCCGAGTGACGTGGAACGACTTGATACACGCCCTCTGGAATGCAGCTAATCTTTGAAGCGTTATCCCTCCAAGCCAGTTCTAAAGTCTTGCATTTGAAATTGCCAATCACCAACTCGCCCAGCGTTTGGGTAGGTGTGTAGGTTCGGGTTAATGTTGCTTTTATCATTCGTTCAAGTCTTTATAGAATAGTCTTTGTTGATTCACGCTAAACAGCATAACGTGTATTGGTGTTGGCTTAATCACCTCCTTGCACACGTGCGGCTCATAGGCAGCAAGTGGGCAAAGTAGGCATGAGATGTAATATGTGATTGCTAATGTGCGCATCAGAAAGGTAATGTCGTATTCTCTTCTTCCTCGAATACTTGCGGAGTAGGTGCGATTGCTTGTTGCCCAGCGGTCAACTTCCATCCCGTTATGCTTGGGTAATACTTGCCCGAATATTCTCGCCCTCCAACATTTGCTTCAACACTAACCGACTGCCCTATTTGCAGCCCGTCAAGTAGCCCCGTCTTTTCTTTGGTAAACTCGATTGGGGTCAAATTATTGAATTTTTCCTCCGTTGCAACTACTAATAGCCGCTTGCTGAATTTGTCGCTTATTACTTCTGTTTTTCCGATGTAGTGAACTGTGCCTGTGATTGTCATGATTATTTAATTTGAAGGTTATTTATTGTTTCGATTTTGTAGCCTTGTACATCCTCACCACTTTCAATAGCGGCTTTGATGGCAGTTAGGTTAGGCTTGCGGCTTTCAGGTACTAAGGTAGTAAACCTTTCGGCTAAAGTGAACGCCACGCCATCGTTTACACACCGCTTAGACGTTCTGAATGATAACTTAATTAGTGGCGTTTTTACCTCCGTAATTTCGAAGTATTGCATTGCCTGTGAGATGGCAGATTTCAAACGGTCGGCTTTCTTTTCTTCAGATTTCGCCAACGCCTGTAGCCTTGCAATTTCGGTTTTAATGGCTTCCACGTCATGCTCTGCTTGCTTAATCACATAGGCATAGGCAACTGCCTTACCTTGTAGTTCCGCTTGGTTAATCGCCAGCGCGGTTTCAATTTCGGGGGTTAACTCTTCTTGCTCCAATAAGGTAGCAAGTTCTAAATACTCCTGTTCGATTTGATAAAGTGGCTTGTTCATTGGATTGCTTGTTTGAAAAGGTTTGATACGCTTTCTTCTGTGCTGACCTTTAGCGTTTTTGCTTGGTACTTATTTTTGTAGTGAGTAAAAGCCTTTAGAATTAACTGCTCTTTTGCGGCTATTGGCATTGTCATTTTGCTATTAGTAGCAGATGTGATAATCCTATCACGTAATAAATATACCGCGTTGTTTGTAATGTCGCGGCCACTCATAACCTCACCAAAAAAATCAAGAACGCTTGGATGTCTATCGTACAAAAAAGCTATCATTCCACCTACTACCGATGCTGGTATTCTGATTGCGCTTTTTGATGTTAATTGTGCAGCTTGCGAATTTACAAAATCAATTAAATCGGTTTCTTTATCGTAGAACGCCATTACATCTGTTGCCGTAGGTGGAGCGTACTTTTCACTTGTAGAGTGATTCCTGTATCTTATTAAAGAACGTATTATTCCAGTCTTTTGATTAGCGCAAGCAACTCCGCTTATGCTTAAAATTGCACCTATTGAACGCGATGCGCCTACGTCAATAGTCATAAAGGCTCTTGAATCGACCCCGTATGTCACCCACATATTAACGCTAACATTACTTTTGATTATTGCGCTAAGTCGATGCTGGCCGTCTACCATCATTCCGTTTTTATCAAACTTAATTGATTCTCCGTTATCGGTTACCCAATTACCGTTTTTTATTTCATTGGCGTATTTTGCCACTACTCGCTCATTTATAGGGCGATTGTTTTGCAGGTTCAGGGTTAACATATTTGCGGCCTGAATCGGTGTTATTAGTAATCGTTGCGTATTCATGGTTTTAGTTATTTATTAGTTTGTAAATTTAGATTTGAGTGATTCTTTTAACGCGATAACGGACGGTATCCGTTGCTCGTGTGCATTTAGTGATTTCCATGCCGCTCCCAATTCGTCAAGCGTAGTGCAAGCGTTCAATACTGCAATGGCGTTATGGTCTGTTACACGTGCAGCTGGTGCTACCGTTGCCTTTTGAGCGTCATCGTCCTCGTCAATGTTCAAAGATAATACCGCGCCTAATGCGTAACGCCTTGCATAAGTTAATGCCGACCCCAATGCTTGCGGGTTGCTTGCATCCTTACACGGAGTGAGCGACACGCTGCTAATGTATTCGCCCGATGTATGCAATAGCATAGTCTCCAATCCACTTTCACATGGCAACTGGATAATCGATAGCCCGACCGCGTTTAAGTGCGGTGTGGTGGCTTCTATAATGTTACTCAAAGAAGCGTACTTGTTCTTGAAATGTGGGTTTGTAGCATCCTTGCCCACCTTACCCATTAGGCCGTGAAATTTGTGTAGGGCAACGGCTATGCTTGTAATTGATTCGCTTGTTTTCATAGTGTTGATGTTATATCTTCTTCTAACTCGTTAATGCTTTTACCAATCCATGCAACCATTAAGGATTGCACGTCCATTCCATTCCAGTTAACTGAAATAACGTGCACGGTTGGTTCTGCGTCTTCACCGCTTGCAGTCACACCTTCCATGTAATCTGCGCGCAGTTCAATATTCTCTAATTCAAAATAGTAGCTTGGCATGGTTACGCTATTTTACCTTGTTTAACCAACTTAGCGTAGTAGTATTCCACGCCTTCATCATTTAGCCCGCCAATAAATACATTGGCTTTTTTTAGGGCTTCACACTTTTGTTCGATTGAAAGATTCATTTTGTTTGTGGTTTAAAGTTTAGGCAAATATCGGGGTAGTGTTTCTAATTAAATGTTAGAAAACATACAAAAGCTAAAATAAAGTTTCTTGCTTTTGAACTACCTTAAACCTTGCCTTAGCTTCCTTCATGTTTAGAATAGCCTGTTTGTAGTAGCTATCTTTTAACTCAATACCGATAGCCTTACGACCCATTGAAACGGGGCTAAATACTTCGCTACCTACACCCATAAACGGGGTCAATACCACTTCATTAGGATTTGAATATAGTTCTACAATCCTATCAATTACATCCAGCTGTAAAGGATGCACGTGTTTCTCGTCATCTTCTTCTTTTGAATCGCGAAATGGTAACACGTTATCTATACGGATGTCATCCCAAACGCTCGAAGCGTAACGCTGCCATATGTAGTGATTCAGCTTGGTAATTTTATCGTCCTCGTTTAAGTTATTCAAATGCTCCCAAAGCTGAACCTCGTTTAAGTTTGAATCGTTGGCATTATTCCATGCCCTCAAAATGTTTGGTAGGATTGGAATTTCACCAGCGTAATGGTTAATTCCAAATTTGTGAGTTACGGGTACTTGGTTTTCGCCTTTCTTGGTGAATATTAGAACGTAGTCAGGCATCGCGGTAAAGCACTTTGTAGAATCTTCAACTATAAATTTGTGCATTAGGCTTTGAACCATTGTTCTCATTCTAATCTTTAACGGCTCTTTCCAAATTGTAATTCGGTTACGATATTCAAACCCGTACTTTTCGTGCATTTTGATTATTTCGTGTGGAAAATCCCAAAGCCTACAAGTGTTATCAAACACATCAGTACAATGAACCGCGGTAATTCGCCCCGCTTTTGTGACCCTTGCAATTTCTTTAATCAGATATTCGTACTGCTCCAAAAATTGTTCTTTGTTTTCGCAGTTGCTAAAATCGTTCTCACTTGAACTGTAGTTATACAGCCCAGCAAACGGAGGAGAGTATAGAGATAAGTCTATGCTTTCATTTGCCAAAGTTGGCATTACTAACATACAATCCGAATTGTACAGCGCGTAATTTTCGGTTACTAATTGGTCTTTTACTTTTGCTTCCATTGTGTTTAGATGAATGATGGTTTTATGATTTGTTTGTTAAATTCCTTAGTCGTATGCGTAAAACTTCTATTTACATTCTCAGTCAAATTGCGGTGTAATTCGATTGCCTTTTTGGTCTTTTGCTCCAATGCTTCAATAACTCTTGTTTGACCGTCCGATATAATCATGTCAATAGTTACATCTCGCTTTTGCCCAAACCTCCAAAACCTTCTAATAGCTTGGTAATACTGCTCATAAGACCATGTAGGGAAAAACACGGAGTGATTGCAATGCTGCCAATTTAGCCCCATGCTTGTCATTTTTGCCTTAGTGATTATTCGTTTTATTTCACCGTTGGCAAAGGCTAATAGTATTTCTTCTTTGCGTTCGATGGATTGGCTGCCTATAATCTCAACAGCTTCTTTGTCTGCGTGTTTTAGTAGTGCGCTTTCGTTGTTGGTATTGCACCAGTACACGGAAGTTTTACCGCTTGCCAACTCAATAGCCTTTTCGCAGCGTTCCGTTTCGGTTTGCTTTTGCTCGTGACGTATTTCGTTAAAGTCCTTTGCAATGATATTGAACAACTGAATTTGACCGTTTACCGATATTGTAGATTTGTTTTGAACTACGTTTTTATTTACTATCAATTGCGGCAAAACATACCTTTCGTTTGAGAATCCTAAATCGCTTGGCATCTTCACCATAATAGCCCATTGGTTAACCCATGCAAAAAAGTCTTTCTCCGCGTGTGGCTTCAAGTAGAACTTTTCGCCTATGTTTCTGTTTGTAGAGTCCACGCTATTTTGGTTGTTCTTGAAGAACTTGCCTAACATATCCATGTAGCCCATGTAGCCCAATGCTTCGCTACTTGTACCCAATTCTATAAAGTCGTTAGGTGATGGGGTTGCCGTGCTTAAATAGCGAAACGGTATCTTCTTAACAAACGCGGTTACTTGCTCTTTAATCTTGCCATCAAAGTTTTTGAGAATCGAACTTTCATCTAAAATAACCCCTTCAAAGTCCTTTGAATCGAAGTAGTGCAGCCTTTCGTAATTGCATATTACTATCTTCTTTGTGTGCTTGCCATCTTTGGAATACTCAATATCATCTATTCCTAACTTTTCAGCTTCCAAAATAAACTGAAATGCAACGGCCAACGGGGTTAATATCAAAACCCGTTTGTTAGTGTGCTGAACGATGTTTCGGGCTATTGATAGCTGAATCAAAGTTTTACCCAGTCCAGTATCGGCAAAGATTGCAATACGTCCTTTTTTTACCGCCCGTTCGATTATAGCCCTTTGAAAGTCAAAAGCCATTTCAGGAATGTAATTGGGTTCAAATCCAAAGTCACCAATCGTGTGGCGTTTCTTTTCTATAAAATCAAAGTAGTTCATGGGTTCAATTCCTGTTTAGATACTAATTGAACATTAACTCCCATTGCTTTTAACTTCTTGTAGTGGCTTAGTGATGTTGTGCGTACCATGTGGTTTTTATTTATTCGTCAAATCTACACTTACTCTTTTCTACTAAATTATCATTAAACATACAAAAGCTAAAATAAATTTATCTGCACTTTGATTCCTCAATCCACCACCATTTGCACCCGCTTTCTTCCCGAATGCTGCAATACCAATCTTCGCCCCGTTGCTCAATCCCATCCACCCAATACGTTTTGCCGTTGCGTTGGAATGCTCTTGTGTATTCGGGTTGCTTAATTATTGTAATTTGTTTCTTAGCCAATGGGTTCAATTATTCGCGCAAGGTCGGAAAGTATATCGCTGTATTTGTGATGCGTGTGTGTGTATCGAAGTACCTTGTAACCGTTAACAGTAGCCGCGTTGTATTTCGCTATGTCACGCAATACACCTAACCCTCTGGAATGCGCCCCGTTGGTAAATAAACCGCCCTCAAATTCGATGGCAATACCATACTCAGGGATAAACACGTCAAACCGCCAATCACTTAGCCCGATAGCTTTGATTCGCTCACGTGACCCCTTACCTACTCCACCGCTTAACATGGCAGCAAATCGGTATTCAGTAACCGCGTTAGTTTGGAACGCTTCTGAAATTAGGTTACAAAGGTGGTCGGCCTTCATTGTTTGGTTGTCCTTAATTTGAACGATGCAATAATTATATCCGCTATTGATGCAACTGTTTTATCATTATCGGTTTGCGCTAATAATTCGGCCTTAATTTCATTCAGCACGTCAATAGCTTTCGGGTTATTGGCTTTCATAAATCGCGTATCAGAACGGGGGGTCAAAATCTTCTTTGTCATTTTCGTAAAAATTAAGGTTTGGTATTAATGCGCTTGGTATTATTTCGGGCAATATCTGTTCACTCATTGGCCGTGTCATGTCAAATATCGGGGGATTGCTTCCCCTTGCATAATAGCGACCCGTTGGAACATGGTATTCAAAATCGCAGCTTGCACCAATATCGCCCTGAAATTGATACTTTGTTTTTAGGTTTGTAAACGTAGTGAACCCATTATGGCCATCAGCTGGAAACGTTCGATAAATGCAATAACCATCATGCGTTTGGTTTCTAAAGTCAGCCGACCCGCTCACATCGTAAAGAGTTGGTACATCGTAAAGCCCTGTCTTTTCATTTTTCTTCATCTTGGTAGGGTGTGCAACTAAAAACACTACCACATCGTTGGCCTGTGCAAATGCTGTTAACCTCGTAAGTATTGAACCTATTTCATCTATCTTATTCCCCTTTGGCAATGCTACTTTATTAAACGCATCTATTACAAAAATATCAATACCATAAACAAACATTTGTTCTTTGAACTTATCCAGTAACCAATCCCATGAAGGTGTTTCGCCCTTTTCTGCACCCGTTAAATATATCTTTTGGTCAGCCCAATCGCGATACCTTGCAATGTCGCTCTTTTGCATTCGTGGAACGTCCTCATAATCTTTCCAAAAACTCCGACCTACTGCCTTTTGCGCAAAGTTGCTTTGATGCAATTCCATCGGGCTATGTTCAGGGCTAAAGAATGATGCCTTCATTCCGTAATCGTAAACAAGGTTCAAAATATGCCATTCACTAAAAGCGCTTTTACCGTGTGATGGTATGCCAGTAACCGTTACCACGTGGCCACGCATCACGCTAAATATGTCCGACATTGCCCCAAAACTTTTATGCTTTGGTTTTATAGTTTTAGGTAGCCCGTTATCGTACAAATCCATCATTCCATCGTATAAATCTGAAACGGTAAACGTGCCACTAACGGCAAACCTTTTAGAGTTTGCAATATCTTCGCCAATGCAGCCCTCAATAAGTGACCCGTTGGCATCTTTAAACTGCCAATCTATAAAGCTACAACGGTAACGCCCTAACCTTTGGGCAATACGTTCGCGGAGTAGCAACCCCTTTTCATCGGTATCGGTTGCAATTATGAACCGCTTAATGTCTTTAAGGTAAGGCTCTGAATTTATCCAGTAATCGTCATGGTCATTCGCTCCATTTGGAACGCTTACCACATTTTTTATTCCATGTTCACGCATTGCAAGTACGTCAAATTCGCCCTCTACAATATAGCATTCATCAGCCCCTATAATCGAATTGATATTGTAGAATATCGCTTTGCCGTTCTTTGATTGTGTAAAGTTCTTACGTGCATCGCGGTACTTCTTGTTCACCACTTGCTCACCTTCAAAGTAATTAAAGGTTAAACAGTTTACCTCTTTTTGAAGTGATGGCACAAATGCAAGTTCTTCGCTCACACCCATATCAATTAACGTGCTTTGTTTTATTTTGCGAACGTCCTCGCACCACTTTACCAGCTTTTCAGATAGGTTTGTGTAGTTGTGCCAATTTTGAGCGGGCAGCGTGTATGGTTTTGCCTTTATTTCTGCTTGCTCACGAAAGGATAATGCTTCGCAGTTCCAACACTTAGCTTTTCCAGTTTCAAAGTTAACCGATAAACAAGGGTCTGTTTTCTTTTTACGGTTATGGCTGCAAATCGGGCAAGTAGTTTTCTTTGCCCCACGTGGTAAACCGTTTACTTTAATCAAATCCCAATTAAAAAAAGTGTTCATAGGATTGGGTTTGTATAGGTAAATCTTGGTTGCTCGGTTTTCTTAACTTCTTTGTGTTCTTCTTTAAACCAAACCGATTGCATTTTCATTTTCCAATTCTTAATTGGGTTGCCTTTGCCATCACTCCAATGTGGTTTGGTTTCGGTTACGCTTGTTTGATAATAGTCAAATGCTTTCTTTGCCGCCTGTTCTGAATAACCGTTATCTTTAAAGTAGGCAAGAACATCGCTAAAAATTGGCGGTGGTGGTATTACCACTTTTCTTTTCTTTATTTCATTATCTGTATCTGTATCATTATCTGTATCATTATCTGTATCATTATCTGTATCGGGTTTTTTCGCTTTACTTCGGTTTGATTGGGTTTCAAAAATAACCGATTGGTTTATTTCGGTTTTACGTGGCCGCCCTCCCTTTTGCCCGTTTAATAAATTCTTATCGCATCGCTCATTATAAGCTACTAAATCCCGTTTAAGCTGTTGTTTTACAGGCTCAAATAATAAATCTAAAGTTAGATTTTCGGGTTCAGGGTTAAGGTCGTTAACATACCTTAACAAATGTTTCATGAATTTACCCGCTAATTCATCGGGCATTTTTTCTACGCTGTGAATTAAATCGCAGTAGATTAAGAATGATTTTTTTCCTTGTGCCATTATCCAATCAATGCCAAAGAAGGCCGCGCTGACAACGCGGAATAGCAGCGCACAAGGACACGCGGCAAACTATTACTTCCTTCTGTGGGGTGATTGAATTTCAGTTTCATTGTCCTTGTATTTGTTTCGGGTGTCACTCCGAACGGGTGCAAATATAACTATAATTATTTAATTGGCCAAACTCTTGGCAACTTTTCTACTTTCTTTTTGTATTCCATCACTTTAACCTTTTCGCCCCACCGATTAACTACGGTAATCATTTGCCTTTGGATTGGATAGCCCGATTTGGTCAGTTCACCGATTCGGCTGCTAAGTTCAAAGATACCCAATTCAGTCAGCGCGGTTAGGCGTGTGATGGGTTGCAAGGTGTCGAGGTGGGCTTGTAGTCGTTCGGGCTGTGTCATCTCACAATAGTATAAAGATTCCCATCCTTAGTAACCGGCAACTTCTTTAGCTCGTTCTCGATTACGCTATCACTCCACTTTTTGCGCTTTTGTATTCGAGAAACGTGGGATTGTAAGTCAACAACAGAGTAGCTGCCTTGTAAAAGTAGGGTTCGGATTATTTCTGCTCTTGTTCCCATTGCTTGGCCATCTCTAATATCGTTTCTACTTGCTCTTTGTACTTCGGCTCAAATGATACATATCCACGCGCCTTACTAACGTTGTGCATGATTGTGGCATGGTTTCTATTCATCAGCTTACCCATATCTAAGTACGTAGACTGGTTAATGTACGTGTAGATAACGTAGGCTATTTGCTCCCGACATTTTACCACGTGCGGAAGGTTGGACTTTCTAACTATTTCTGCCCAATCTATTTGATGCACTTCCATTGCTGCAATACATAGCCCCTCAACGCTTACATTGGGTAAGAATTTACGCTCGGATAGCCTTTGCTTAATGGCTGCCAGTTGTTCTGCTGTCATTTTCATTTCGCGTTTACAATTACAGGCGTTTGAAGTATTACAAAGTGCGCCCCGTTTTCAATCGTTAGGCTATAAGTGCGCCCATTCCAATGCGTTTCCACTTGTAAAGCGCGTGCAAGTTCGCCCAGCGTGGTCTTGTCGCATTCGATGTGAGCGGAGGTGTCGGAGTTTAACCGAGTAGCCGCAATCGCTCCTTTGAGGTATGCCAATGCGCTTAGGTTTGGCGTGTCTTTTAGCGCGGCTTCGAGTTGTGTTAGTGTGTTCATGTGGTTTGTTTTTGTGTGGTTGAGCGGGTTTGATTTCTCGCCCCCGTTCGGATGCTGGTTGGTTAGTTATGCGAAAATTCGAGTGTAGTAATTTTTGCACTTTCTCAAAGAGTTAGTTGCAAATACACAATGTCCAGTCGGGTCAATTAACATAAATGTTTTGCCTCCGTTATACTTGATTGTAAATTCTTTTGATTCAAAAATGGTTTCCATCGTAGTTTGTTTTTGTGGTTATTTGATAGGACAAAAGTACAAAGCGTTTTCTATCTAAATAGCATAAAACTTACAAATGTGAAAATAAATAAAAAAAACCAGCCGCAAGGATTACCACAAACCTCACGACTGGCTGAAACTTCCCGATAGTGTGCTTTTTAGCCTACGGGATTAAACGACCCTAACTGGTACGCTGGTCTACGGTAAGCGTTCGGGTACTGTTGGCACAAAGATAGTAAACGTAAGCCTATGAACTGACTTTATGGTTAAAAAAGTAAGCCTATAAACTTACTATTGAACCGTCCGAAATTAGCGGACGTTTGAAAAGTCATCGTTTGAAAAGATAGGCGAACCATCCACATCCAACGGTGGGTAATGCCTTAAACATCTTTGCGCCCGTTCCTTTAGTTCCTTAACAGTCTTTGGGCGCGTGCTTGTGTTTAGCAAGTCGAGCAGAAACTCCCGCGTCATCAACAAAGATGCTTCTTGCTCATAGCGTAGGCTCATTTTCTATACATAGTAAACATTTGCTCTAACCACATTTCAGCTGTCAATGCCCATCCTTCATCTTCACCTTTCTTTTGGGCTTCATTCCGTACGTGTGAACGCCAAGAATTTCTGTCCATAGTATTGAATGCCTGATACATATCCTTCGCAAAAAGTGTGGCTTCTTGTTTTGTCATTCGGCTCGTTTAGCTTTAATGTAGTCATCTGCAATCTTATCCTGTAACACCTTAGTGCTTACGGTGAAATGCTTGCCGCAGAGTTTATTTGTGCAAGTTATCCGATGGCGTGGTAATCCAGCAGCCGTGTAACGAGTTCCTCTGTTTATCGTTTCTTCACAACCGCAAGCTGGACAACTATACCTACCGTGACCAGTTGCCGCCCCAGCGTGTGAGTTGCTTGTAACGTATGGCTGCAACTTATGGAACACTCCCTCCAAGACCTCCACGTCAACCTTGCAATATGCTACCATCTTATCCAACGCATCACGGTCATTATGCAGCACGATGGCTACCCAATCGCCCCACGAAACGCTGTCTTTTCCCTTGCCCAAAAGTAGCTGCCCTAAGTAGTCCAACTTATTAGAGTTGAATCGGAAATGCGTACGTGCTTTCTTTAGCGTGTCCAAACTTGTAAACTTTGGAGGACACATTATCCCGTGAATAAGGCAACGGGTGCGAATCCATTTCTCGTCAAAGTTATCCCCGTTGTGGCCTACTATTTCATCTGCTTCTAATGCTACCGCCATAAATGCCGAAAGGGCTGCAATGTCGCAACCCTCTTGCCATTCCACGCTATGCACTACTTTTTGCCCTTCCCACTTCCAACAAATGCATATTATTGCACGCTCTTTTATTATGTTTTCGGGTGGTATGTTTAGCTTGTATCCAGCTTGCCAAAAGAAACCGATGTTTGGGCTTGTTTCAATATCGTAAAAAAGTCGCTTAAATCCTTCAGGTGGTAACGCAAATTGGATATTGAACATTTGTATGTTGTAAGGTTAACGCCCTTGCCCCCTGTACGCCTTAAATCCCTTCGCCCGATACTTACTATGCCTTCTCAATTTGCGCTTAACACGTGGCTTAAATTTGCCCCCTACGATAATCTTTGCCATTAGTCTGCTTTAATGTGTTTCCTAATAATCGTCTCCATTCGTATCATTTCGTTCCGAAGGCCGTCAACTTTCACCTCCAAGCCCTTACGACCTTCCTCACATTCGCGGTGCAGTTGCCTTGTTTCGCTTAGGCTCTCTTTGATGTCGGCCATCTCACCTTTGGTGAACTCATTGGCTTCTTTGTATTGGGTAATCAGCCCTTTTACTTCTTCAAGTTGTTGGCTCTTACCTAATCGAATGCCGCCCCACGCACCGCTTGCAAGTCCTCCGATTGCGGTAATTATTGCGCCTATGCCCTCTGTTTCCATTGTCTTAATTATTGCCATTTTCAATTGGATATAAAGCATCCCACCAAGCTGGCGGGTCGCTGTTAAATTCCCACCCGTTTATAGGTGACTGCCCAGCATCTGCTGCTGTTATTTCTGTGCCGTCAGGGAATGTGATTGTGTACCCCCTCGCTTGTTGCTCTTCGTTATACCACATCTTTAGTTAGCTATTGTGTAACCCTTTCCTGTCATTACCGCCCGAATTGCTAAAGCCGTTGCGTCTGCTGCCGTAACCAACACCCCAAACGGTGTGCCTGTGATTGTAATCGTTTGCGCACCGCTTGCCGTGCCTATGCCGTTAGCAAAGATATTCATGCCGTAATTACCCATTGAACTGTTGGTGAAATTTACGCCTCGTGTAAGGTTAGGCATATCCAATACTTGCAAAGAATAGCAGTTTTGAATCATCTGTGACGTATTGGTCACATTTGCGCAGTTTGCAAATCTTATTGCAATTAAAGCATTACAATTAAATGCAAATGCTTCTAAAATAGTGCAAGAATTAGCAGTAATTAAACCTATTGATTTGATAACATAATTGTTTGCAAAAACATAGCCTAAATTAGTGGCTGATGTCATGGTAATCGTTCCAACGCTTTCGAGTTGGTAATTATCAGAAACCATTTCACTTGCGGATGTAATCGAATTAGCTGTTATATTTCCAAATGATATTATGTTAGAACTATAAAATGCTTGCTGCAAACTTGTGGCCAATCCAAAATTTACATTTCCAATGCGAACACCTCCAAGAAACCTAAATGCGCTGGCTAAAGACATTGAAGGAAATGATGGCAGTTGTAATGATTCAATTCCTCTCATGTATTGCGCAACCATAATAGCCGAGCCGCTCGACCACAGCTTAAATTGCTTAACCGACACCATACTTCCATTACTAGGTGTGCTGCTTAAAAAGAAATCTGTGCAATTTGGGAAACTAAAATTCCAATCTACACCATAGTTGTAGTTTCTTGTCGGGACTGTAGCCGCTGCTATGGCCAAATAAACAAAAGTTATTGGTGAGCCTGTTCTGGTTATTCCGATAATTACGAATTTATAGTTTTCGCCAGTCAAAGCATCTACATATACGGTGGCTGAAATTGTTGCGTAGTCGTATGTTTTTGTCCTTACTGCGCCACTTGGTGCGCTTGTTGTGCCATCGCCCCAGTCTACTGTGCTGTTATTAATTTGAAGTGAAAATCTGTTAATTCTATTCTCGTATACTTGCAAAAGAATATATCCAGCTTCACTTGCAGCGGTCAAAGTTGGTAATGCTGGCCAAAATGAAGGCCTAACCCATCCACTATTTGAAGTAAACGCAAGCGTGTCTGTTGCTGGTGTGTAAGTCCCACCAGCCACGCCATCCAATGTAGCGATAAGATTAAAGGTTGCGCCAGCTGCGATTGATTCCTGTGGCGTTCCGTTAATTTGTAGGGCAACAGGTGAACAGGCCGCACTTGTGAAACTTAGCGTGTCCGTAGGAGCATCGTAACTACCCGAATTAACCGACCCGTCTAATTTTGTGATTAGGTTAAAAGTCGTTCCACTTGTAATGGATTCCTTGTTAACTGCATTTATCTGAAAGGTGACTGGTGAACAGGCTGCGGAGGTGACTTCCCACGTTTGCGTGCCAGCATTCCAAGTACCGTTTTGAACTCCGTCACGGGTTACAAATATAGCCGCGTCCTGTTCTGCTTCTTGGTCGGTTACTTGAACACCGTTTATTGTAGTGGCGTTATTTTCAATTACCCAATCTGAACCTACAAGAGAGCCAACAGGATTTGAACCCTCCGAAAGTACGGGTATATCCTCCGTTCCTCCACTTGCAACCGTTGCAACTGGCACACCGTTTAATTCGATGTTACCATCCGCGCAAGGTGGGCTTGTAATTTCCCACGTTTGCGTGCCAGCATTCCACGTTCCCGATGGATTGCCGTCTAATTCAACAGCGATACTTGCGTTTTGCTCGGCTTCTTGGTCGGTAACTTGAACGCTATTGATATACGTGGCATTGTTGCCGATAACCCAATCCGTTCCAATTTGTGAGCCAGCTGGATTAGAGGCCGTGTCAAGAACTGGAATGTCTAAAGTGCCTCCGCTTGGTACAGTATCAAATGGCGCACCGTTTATGTCAATAGTAACGTCTGCACACGGCTCGCACAAAGCATCCTCCAAACAAGCCACTTGCGATGGCGTTAATTCAGCAACCACATTAGGATTGCAAAAGTCAAAGATGTGTAAAATGTTTGGGTCTATGTCGCACTCATTCTGCCAACAATCGCGGCTACCAATTACCGTTACCGAAACGCTCAAAGCCATTATAGCCCGTGTGTAATTTAAGTCGTTTACTTGCGTTCCTGTAAATTCCTCTCCCCATATCTTTGGGATGTTTGTGTCAATGGAATTTACCCGAATGCTTACACTTTGGGCTTTCAATAACAGTTTTAAATCGGGAAAGCTGCCCGTTATTTGGTTAGCGATGTCCTCCGCTAATCGGGTTGGCATAAAGGCATCGTCTACTGTGCTATCCTTGCGCCTTGCAATTACAACCAAACGAAGGTCGTAAGTTCCTGACATTTGATTAACTCCATACTTGCCCACAATC